CGCTCATATCACTTCCCAGTTGTACATACGCAGAATCAGAACCACAACGAACAATGACGTTGACAGTATCGTTGCCAACAGAATCAGCAACAAGTGTCGTAACGTCCATTCGCAAAATAGAAATTCCACGGTACAACGTCCAGATAGCGTAGTTCCCCTCCTCAGTCAATGAGTCAATAGGAAACACAGCTGTCTTGACAATGTTATATGAGCCTACCTTGTAAGGTGAGTCAGATTGTACCTGACTGAAATTGGTAATCGCACCAAATGCACTCAAGGCAAGAATCAGCACACCGCCTGCGACCAAGGCGTACTTAATTTTCTGCCAAGAGGTCATTACGCGCCTCCCCGTCCGAGATGTTTGTAGTCAATGCAACCAGCATTACCGGCAAACGACACCTTCACGCGCATGACAACATCGGCCTCGAACGATTTTTCACTGTCGGCACCCTGAGCAACTACAGCAAACGGTGCTTGCCAAATCCACAGCGTCTGGTCTTTCGGACGACCAAGATACCAGAGTCCAGCATTATTAGCGTCCAAAACCGGAGAGCTAAACAGATTTGGTGTTCCAGCAAACAAACGAGCAACAACATTATCAGCCCGGTTAGCCGTTTCTGACTTGCCAACACTGGTCAGAATTTCCAACGCCTGCATGTATAGAGCAGTTGGAACACACAAATGTGTCGGCCAGTTCATGATTGTGTCGCTCTTTTCATCCTGCATCTTCATAAGCAAAATGAAAAGCTCATTGATGGCTGCCTGACTAAAAGCTGTAGTGATGAGATTGTCGTTTGTTGGCCCATCCACGGCTGAATGGTCATTGGAGAAAATGGCAGTTGCAGTACCATTGTACCGGAAGTTGCGGGTTGCGGCTTCCTTTGTTTTGGTACAGGCAATACCAAAGGTCTTCTGCACAATGATTTGGTGCCTGGTCATGCCAGCTTTACCAGCAAACCCTCTAACACGAGTGACTAACTGCCCAGTCTTGTCACGAGCAATGGCTTCTTTTGTGACAGAGATGATCTTACCAAACTTGCACATCTCAATGTAACACAGCTTTTCACCAAGACTGGCTTCTGTGAAATTCTGGCCTTCAGGGGTCAGTTCAACAGTATCCGCTGCGGTCAACCCAGGAACTGGTGTATCCCGCAAATCAGTCAGACCAGGAACCTCAGTCACCAATTGGTCAGCACTACCCAAGCCCTCAGTGTAGGCGGGCATAACATATGGAAGCAGTGCTTTCGTGGTAATGGTCGGGAAATACGAGTGGGTAATTGCTTCAGCAACCTGCTCATCACTCATGTCGTTGATGTCACCACCAACAAAGTTCTCAAACAAAATCCTCAGACTGAAATCAGTAATAGGAATCTTGTTTGCTTCAAAAAGGCGACCAAGCTGATCGCATGCCCTGCGACGACCTTCCTTGACATTACCATCAGCGTCTGCGGTGTGCCCCTCAACGATACTTTTGATTGCGTCTCTAATTGGCATTTCTTGTGGTCACCTCCTCTTTATGCTAACGCCGCGTCAATACACTTGCCGATAGCCGCACCAGTGACGTAAGTATCAATGTGGCATCGACCACGTGTAATAGTGGCAGTTGTATGTTCCCAGAACCACGCAATAGTGTTTGCATCACTATCTGCTACCAGCGTGTTCTCGTTAGCTCCATCGTTCTTCAACCCGGCACCAAATTTATATGTTGCCGAAGTCAAATCACAATCAATGATACACTTCAACAGGACTGGAATGTCCATTGTTTCACCAGCCAGCGACGCACCGTTTGCAATACCAATAAACGTAGCGTCATTAGTTGCTGTAGTACTAAACTCAGCAAGATCGGTTCCGTCGTAAAGTACAAAATCTCCTACCTCAATCGTATCGGAGGAGCCGACAGGAAACGACTGCACACTGAACAAGTCCTGGTTATAGAATACAATTTGTGGCTGTGCCATGTTTTTGACTCCACCTCCTAAGTGTGAATCATCGCAAGGACGGATTCATCATCCGGTGCGCTCTTGGTTTCAGTTTTTGGTTTGCTTTTAGCTTTCGGGCCAAGACCAGTCGGCTCACCTTTTTTCAAAGACTCAGTGAGTTCCTTAACAAACTCTTCCTTTGCCTTGATGAGTTTATCAACATCCTCATCTGTGGCCGCTTCAAGCAAAGACTTCTTGAAAGGTTCGTCGATTGCCTTTTCCGGCAATTCAGATTCAGCCAGTTTTGCAGCAACCACAACCTCACGCTTGGACAGTTTCAACTCACCCTGAGCTTTGTCACGTTCAACAGTAATAGTTTCAACGGTCTTAGTCAGCTCTGCATTTTTGTTAGCCAATGCTTTCTTTTCCGCCTCCATTGCCTTGAACTCAGCATCCCGATTGATCTCAGAAAGAACCTCTTTTTTAAACTGCTCAAGCAGATCAGAATGAACACCTTTCAGATCAGCAAGGGTCTTAATCTCCATAGTCTCCTTCACCCCCTCGGCATCTTTTTCTGTGCCGATTTTTTCCGTTGCTTCATATTTCTTTTCTCCAAATACCAATCCAAGATTGATCTTTTTCATCATCCCAACAAATTCGTCAAGAACCTTGTCGGATTTTGTTTTCTTCTCCTTGTTATCAATGTTAGCATCACGCCAGATAAGGCCAAGAGCTTCAGACAAAGCACTTTTAAGCTGCCAGTATTTGTCTGCCTCATCCTGCTTTTTTAACATATCTTGTAAACTTTCGGTCACTACCCCGCTAAGGAGTGACTCGGCAAGTCCTTCAACCCGGCCACCTGCCGCCGGGCGCACTACAATGTCCATACTGGACAAATACACAACTTCCTCAACCAGCACACCTTCAACACCATCAGGTGCCATACCTTTGGTCAATTTTGCTCTTGCATCTATTGAAATACCCACCTGATTGGGAAACTTCTGAATCTTTTCAAAGAGCCATCCATCAGGTACACCACCTATTTTGTAGCAAACTTCCCACAGTGCCTTGAGCTTTCCACCTTCAATCTTTGTCTCAATAACCTGAGCGGCCCAATCACGGATTGTCCTACCGTCCTTTTCCTTTGATCCAATTAGGTGATCAAGAAATACCTTGCGTGAATCTTCGTCCACCATCAGCAAATTAGAAAGTTGTTCAAGATTCCGTGTGCCATAATACCGCTGGTTCTTTGACCAACCCTGCTGAATAACAGTTACCCATGCTCGCATGCTCTCAGGTTGGAGGGATTCAACAACAACCTCTGAATCAACAGATTCATTGATTGAATCTCCAGACATATCAGAGTCAGTTCCTACGCTGGCTTTGGTCTTTTTTGCTACTGTATATTTCTTAATCTTGTCCACCCAACCAGACACTTTTGTCTTAACAGCATCAGGAATGTTAAAATCGGCACCACCACGAGCACCATTTATCACAGCCCAAATAGCTCTCACCGCCCCCATATTGACATTGCCCGTTTCATCACGGTAAGGCAAATGCCAAGTACTTTTGGTATCTTTGTCGCCAACAATCAAAAATGCAGAAACAGGAAGCGTGGACTTGTTGACGCTGGCCCACGGCTTTGTAGACATTTTAGTTCCGCCAACATCTACAGTAGCTTCAAGCACATCCATCCAATCAGTGCCTGTAGTTGTATATCCACTCCATTTGTTATAGGACTCGCGCATATCATCAGTTAACTGCCCAAACATAAAATCAAGATAATCTGGTGTTGGATAGGTCAAAATATACCCTGCGGCAAGTCCTGCATCGTATTTACTGTCAAGAGTTTGCAGATAATTTATAAATGAAGTGTGCTTGTCCATATTCTACTCCTTGTTACACAACAAAAAAAACCGCCGACAGTAAACTGAGCAAATTAATGCCCAATCTATTGTCGGCGGTAATGACAGGTGCTTGTCTAAAACGCCAACGCTATTTTATACCACTCTCACATAGTATACGCCAAAATTTATGGAAACATTTGTGGGAAAATTAATCTTTTACAGGTTTTTGCCCTGAATAGTTCACTGCGTGTGGTATCAGGTTAAATGTAGTTTCACCACCAAATGCTTGATAAAGGATTGTTGCCAACTTAGACAGTGATAGTGGTTGCGCAATTTCAACAGTAAAACAATTCAACAGTACATTGCCATCATCTGGTACAAAAGCTTGCCCATTGACTATATTTACTGCTTCAAAATTCAAATCAAATGTTTCACCATCTGCAAGAACCTTCTGTAATGGTTTTCCACAATGAGGGCAGTCAACTGTTCCCATTAAGTTTCACTTCCTTTCTCAAATTTTTCCACAAGGTCAGCATACTCTGACCGCAAGTCAACCAGCACATTATTCACCCGCAAAGGTGTTATTTTGACCCCAGTGTGGGTTGCAGAAATCTGTGTAGAAAATTCTGCTCCAAGCACAAGTTGCCCACTTACTCTCCCTGACGCTATCATATCAAGCTCAGCCAATACAGACTGCCAAAGTATACCCTTGCAGTCATCAGCAGTTGCAGCGTAGGCATCAGCAAACGAAGCAAGAAGTCTCTCAAGTATTTGCTGTGGTAGATAATTCGTCTTGTTGCTGGTCACTTAAAAACCTCCTCAGTATTTCAACACGATGCGCCACATCATAGTCAGGAAATTCGGAGAGTCTGTCCAAGTCGAACCAAATCTTGCTTCTATCCATGTTCAATCTGTAACAACAATTACCGTCATTTTCAACCAACAGCCCAAAGCCGTTTGATATAGAATTTAATTCTTTGCGTAATTGGTACATGTATTTGATTTGATTCTGCCCTGGTTCAATATCCTGCTTATGCACCCACCCACAAGCAGTTGTGTATCTACTAAAAGCAAGAGCAAACAAGTACTTTAAGCTCTTGGCACTCAAAAAATAAAAAATTCCGTCAACACTAACTGTATATCGAAAGTGGTTTCCACACCTAAAAGGAACCCCGGACAGCATAAGATGATTAACAGCCATAGTTACTTAAAAACCTCTTTGTCTGGCAGTACTTCACTGAACTTGGTTGTTGCTTGTTTAAATGGCATCAAGCTTACCATCCCCTTACTACGCACAATGAACTGTTCTGGATCAATTTGCTTCTTGCGTTCCCACCAGAAATTAAACAAGGAATCATTGCCAAATACCTTACGCTTTTCATCTTTGTTCAACTTATCAAAACGTTGCCGCATTGTTGGATATTCTCTATCCTTAAATGCCCATGCCTTCTTCTCAATGTATGGTGGAACATTTAAACCCATCTCTGATGGTGTCTTCATCACTGGAATAAGTATGCACATTCCTTGTATATGGTCATCCAAAGGTTTTCCTATAGGGTATCGCTTACCATCGAGCATGACACAATTATGAACAGCAACTCCATTGGCTATATATGAATTATTGCCCATAACTTCAAGATTGTACACCAATCCGTTGTAATATTTTAATTCCAATAATTCAATCTTCCTAAATCGTAATCTCATGTTGTTTTCAAGTTGAAGTTGACACACATCTTTTCTTTTCTTTTTAGAATGATGACATATTGTATGACAAGGAATACACAAAGTCACTAAGTTGAGTAAAAAATCATTCTTTTTATTGTGGTCAATATGATGCACATTTAATCGTGAGCTGTGCTCTAAAACACCACACAGCTGACAGCGAAAACCATCTCTATCCTTTACAATAGAACTCAAAACACGACGAAAATGTACAGAGTGCGCTTCAGGATTAGGTTCAGGATACGAGCCATTTTTTCTTCTTGTTAAAACAGCTTTTCTTGAAATCTCAGATTTCTCTTTATCTGTTTTTGCATCCATTGACTTCTTCCATTTTGTTCTAATCGTTACAACACGACTATCAGTTTTTGCAGTCAATCCCTTACTCCAAGAAATATAAGAACCATTCTTACGCCTTGTTGCCACCATCCTCTGTTTTTGTTCTTCTGAAACCACAAAAAATCTCTTAGACCGATTAGGAAAACGTTTACCTAAGTTAGGTTTAGTGTTCTTGATAAAACTACGAGCATGCGCGGCAAGTTTTTTTGTTAATGGGCTTTTCAACATGGCTTCACGCTTTAATTGTGCTTGCCTAACAATTCTTGAGTCATCATCTTTAGTCAATCCCTTATTCCAAGGAACTATCTGTAATTTTCCAGCTACTTTAGGACGGGCTTTTTTACACCTACGCATATAATTATAACACCGTTTACATAAACCGCATGCGTAGTAATTTTTATCAGAACCACAGTTAGTACACAGTCTTTTATCCATTATACAATACCAAATCAGTTTTATGTAACTCTCCTGCCTTTACCCACCCAGAAATAGTCATAACTGGGTGCTCAGAAGTTAAATAAAGACATTTACCATTAACTACAATTTTTATCAGATTTTCTGATACTGATCTTTCCATTATATTTGAAACAACTCCAGTTTCTTGAGAATGAGTAACAACACGATCATCCAATAATATAGTTTCTATAGATTTTGTTAACCCATTCTCCATTGTAATCAAAGTTCCTGAAGGACAACACAACACACAGGGTCTTCCGTCTGCAACACGTTCCATTTCATCAACAACCGCAGAATTTGCTTGGCAGAATGAAACCATCTCGGCATTAACCGCCTGCTGGTAACTTGTTCTGGCAATCCTCATTATGTTGTATTCCATTTGTTTTCTTATCAACGAATTGGTAACATTTCCCGCAAGTTTACCAATCAAGGCGTCCACAGTTTCTGCATGAGAAATTCCTTGATCTATAGTGCTCAGCACTGTTGACTGTACATATTTAACATGATCAGGAGAAATTGTCTTTATCAATGATCCTGGCTCAATTCCTGCATCAAGTTGATCTGCAAGATGCTGCTTGAATGAGTCATTAACCTCACCACGAAAAGTAAAATTGAACTCAAGTTTGTCTTGTTCGCTTATATCAATGCTTTCCTTGAACTTCCTATACCTCTTTGGATATAACGCATTCAACACTTTTCTAAACTCAATAAAACCAAGAAAGAAACCCTGCTTCTGATGTAACCGCACTCGCACAGCAACACGATCATAAAAAGAGTTGATTGCCGTCTGATAATAGCTCAAATACGTTCTCTGCTTTGCTTTCCATACAGCAGGATTTTCTCGTTGATTAGCAAAGATGTCCTGCACAACACGGGCAGACGTACCACTAAGCACATCTTCAAGCTCACGGAAGGTCAGGCGGACGGCCTTAGCAAAGTCAAGGTCATACCGCCTAACCTTCTTGTGAAGATCAATCCCGTATTTTCTGAGTGCTACTGGCAAATATCTGTCACCTGCTCAGACTTCTGTTGACTTAGTTGCTGTTCCAACTTATCATAAGCATCAGTAAGTTTTTTCATTTGCTTCTCAGTTTCTGTTGATGACCGCTCAATTGCACTAAGATGCCCACTTGACATTCCAAGCAACTTACTTGCTTCAGCCAATGAAAGATGAAGTGATACCCTACGATTGTAAAAACCAAATCCTGTTCCTGTGCGTTCCTTACATTTAGCCATAACAACTACCTCCGTACCTTTGGTACATTCAAAATAATTTCATTTAATCTCCGTGGGTTATCTCTTACCCATGTTCCCCACTTTTCTTTCAAACGAGAAACTGCTGCTCCCTCTAATATATCATTTCTATATTCAGTGCACCCACCAGACTTCGCATAATGCTTAGCATCAACCCACAATTTATCAATACGCAAAGTCCGTCTGAATTTTTTAACATGCTGGAGAGTAAAATCATAATCCTCCTTCAACAGCAAAGACTCATCAAATCTCAAATCTGTAGTTATGACTCCACAGGCGCATCCTATGATAAACGTATTATAGGTAATATTCTTTCTCCAATTTAATGGATTGCAAGTTGGAGCCATCCCAAATAAATAAATTCCTTGAGTCCTACATAAAGTAAAAAAATACTTAACTTTTTTGAAAAAGTCATTCCACTCCAATTTGGTAGATTTTGGCTTTCCATCAATAACTGTAAACTCTCCAACTTTACTAATATCATCATCAAGAAACAAAACATCAGAACCAATAGGATAGTAGTCCAAAATAAAATTCCGTTTTACGGAAATACCTTCTGGTGAAACAACAACATTATCTACACCAGCGTTTTTATATTCAACTATTTCATCTTCAGACACAAAGACTTTAGCTTCTCCCCCCACAAGAGAAAAAGTTTTTTCAAAGCAAATTTTTGGCCTTCCACGGGAAGGAATCGCAATATTAATCACGTTACTTTCCTTTTTCACAGTTCCACCACCTCAAAGCACTTATACATATTATACCTACCTTATAGAAAATCTGTACACCAAATCTCCATTTTCATCTACGCCATCTGGAACCAGTACACCACCAAAATATTTAAACGGTGACTTCCCATTACTTGGTGTGTTCCAAACCCAGTGAATATAATCAAACATAGTGAAAAGTAATAATTTCGCACGCAATATAGCACTCGTTGTATTGAATCCTGATGCACTCGTCCACTTAAACTCCTTTGCGTATTCAAGGTCACCAGCAATATCTGACCATCTAACACTACCGTTCTTCTTTGCTACCAACAGTGCATTTGTAAATTGCCCACGACACCAATTCCAGTCTTCAGGCAACCCACAACAAGACCCTGTGCAACTACGCTCCTTAAAATGTGCATCAGAAACAGCAAATCTCAATCCCAATCGTTGGCAAGCATTTTCCATCTCATCTATGTACTTCTCTTTTACTTTTCTGTTCAGTCTCAAGTACCCATTTCCACTTGAAAACTTTCTATACATAGGAAGCAAATCATAACCAACCTGCACACTCATAGCTTTATAACGAGCTTGTAATCTGGAATCTGCCCTCCCTTCACAACAGAAAAACTCTGTGCTCACTGCCTGTGCTCCAGCATCGGCAGCACGTTCTATCAGTTTCACATGATCAGGGCTTGACATACCAATAACAAAAGGTCGTAACCTCAAAATGGTCATCACACCTAAATCTGACATTCTCCGCATCGCTGCAAAGCGTTCGGCAGTTGACGGACACTTGATCTCTACAGCTTTAACTTTGCTTTCATCATTTGAAATGATACTGAACATCACAGCCCAAAAATCCTTGCACTCCTTGAACAACTCTGTATATCTACTATCTTCAGTCCACCAAGCACCCTTTGTTGAAAATCTAATTGGGTACTGAACATCTCTAAATATCTCCAAAAGTTCAAGTGTCCTACCAAACTCACGTTCATACTCATCAAATGGATCAGACATACCACCCCATTGCAAAACCTTTTTCTGCTTAATCAAAGGAACAAACTGTTTCCAACCCTTGGAGATCGTAGGATCATCAGGAGTCAAAAACAACTTTTTAATTCGTTCAGGTTTTACTGCACCCAGACCCTGTGCAGTCATAGAATGAGACTGCTGGAAAAAAGCAAAGCAATAAAGACATCTGTATGAGCAATGAGAATAGGTATCAATTGTCATTGGCATACTGCAATCGCAGATTTCACCAGACCATCTTGGAGAAAAATAATCTTTCATTTCTTTTCAATCAAATAAAATTTTTCACCATCACGTGGATTTTTACCAGCACCGTGATTACATAGTTTGCTTGGAATCTCTGAAATTTTGTACATAGTACTAAAATGATCGAATAGTACAGTACTCAATGGATACTTTCTATCACCAACATTCAATATAAATCTTCCATCTGGTTTCAATGCATTCATTGTTTTTGTAATCAACGGAACATAGAAACCACCAACCCAATCATCAAATGAGCCATATCTATTTAAAGAGTTTGATGACTCATCAGAATATTGCTCAGTGTTGTAGTAGGGTGGTGACGTAAGAGCAAAATCAAATGAGTTATCCTCCTCGCAGGAATCTTCAAATGGTATACATTCAATCCTAAAATCAAACTTCCCAATCATTCTACTAATAAAGTCACCAAGTTTTTGCAATCCTGTGAATGTCTTAGTAGATGGTTCATATCCAACATATGCACCACCAACAACAGAAATCCCAAGCATCCTTCCACCCCAACCAGCACAAGGATCAAGCACTTTTGCACCCCTATTACACTGGCTGTATCGAAGAAACAAATCTCTTGCAAGAGGTGGTGAAAACTCTGCTGCAAAAGGAACACCACCAAAACCCCACTGGAAAGATGAGTAAAGTGCTCCCCGTGAATCACTCTTATATAGCAGCAATCTACTCAAGTTGTCACAAAGTCTTTCCAATTGGAGTGCAGTAAAACAAGTATACTTGCCAGCCCCTGAAACCTTTGTATCCAAACGATGCGGATTGAACAAAAGAGAAGTCTTTCTACAAGCATCCTTCCCATGTGATAACCTTATATACTCAATACTCTCCAACTGTTCATTGGTGATCATTCCAATCAAATCTTCAAGAGAACTATCCTTAAATAACTCAATAAGGTATTTCTTCAATGAAGACCTTGTTACTGGTCGAAGTCTATCATCAAAGCAATCATGATTCAGAGTAACCATAGGCAACCTACTGCTTTTCTTTCCATTCCATAATAGCAGTAAGAAAATCACTGCCACCAATGGTCAACGAATTGGGAGCCATTCCAGTAATTTCACGAATCTGATTAGCAACACCGTCATCAGCACATGAAATATAAATCACAATGTTTGGTTGAATGCTTCCAGCACCTTCCCCACCGTTTGCGCCTTCACCTGTATTATCCAAATTGTCAGGAAGATTACCCTCACTCCAAGGATTATCAAACTTTAGCTCAAGATGCCCCAGTTCAGTTGTTAATGCCAGTGCACTAAAGTCAACCTCGTCAATGCTCTCTTGAAGTCCCTTCAACAAGTCAATCGTGCTTTTAGTAAACACACCTTGATTGAACTCATTATTCAACGATATATTTCGTTCTTTCTCCTCAGGAGAATCTGGTTCAACTGTTATCCATGTAATATCATCTTTGTGAATCCAGTTCTGCCCAAGATTCTGCAATGCCTTTACCCGCTGATGCCCACCAATAATCCTGTTGCCATTTGTATTGACCGTAATTGTAGTATCAAGACGATACCCCATTGCCAACGACCAGTCAAGATGGTTTGCTGTACCCCTTGAAATACTGGTCTGCAAGGCTACCATTGCCTCAGCAGTGATTTCTCTTGGATTCCATTCAATAGGCGTCAACATACCTAAAGAAACTTTGTAATCGTCAGACATTCTCACATCCTTTTTCACAAATTGTTAACTTCGTAGCCAAAAATTCCTTAGCCTTTTTCTTTGTTCTAAATTTCTGGGATAACCGCCAAGACCATACACGACCTGATTCACGCTCTATCGTTTCAACATAGTACACCATACCAAACTCAGTTGAGGGCAATAGAAAAATACGTCCAGTGTAAGCAAAAAGGCCCATGCAATTACCCAACTACCAAAACAATTTTTTCATCCAAATCCAGCAGCCGCAAGTTGCATGAACAAGCAACATGACTTTTGTTACCAACACAAATACATAATCACTACTTGGCTCACCGTATGACATTTATTTACCCCACTGATTGTGTCTTATGAATTTTGTTATGGCAACCAACACAAATTGTTATCAAATTTGATATTGAATCATTCCCCTTGTTTTGATCTATATGATGTACGTTTAATTCCCTACTCGTTTTTGATGCTGTCTTGCCACATATTTGACAAGTATAGTTATCACGCTCTTTCACTAATGGTGAAATTGTACGTATAAATGAACTGGAATGTACATCTGGATTCTGCATTGTCTGACCAGCACTCTTACTAATCCGGTCTACTTCCAGCTTTACCTCACCCATCAGTAAAATTTTGGCCTTACTATGTACCGTACCATCAGGATAAATTAAATGCAATGCCTTCATTCGTGTAAAAAATTGAAGGCACTCATCAGAAGGCAAATGTTCTCCGAACACAAGCCGAGCAAGGTCATTTGGATTGCAACCAACTGTCTCAGACCACAACCACTCCCAAGTTGACAGAAGTTGATTAGAATTACTCCACTCGCTCTCCTCAAAAAAAGTCTTATTGACAAAAGGCCAAGCCGCCAACGCTTTTGCTATTGCTTCATCGTTCATCACAATATACAAAACCGCCTCATCCTCGTTGGACTTAAACGGTGCAAGATGCTTGTCTGCAAAATATTTATTCATTACAAACCTATTATATGATTTCTACTCTGAATTAATAACAGAAATTTTCTTAAAATTCAGTCTTTCTATCATATCCATAAAAGTCAACAAGTTGACTTTTCGTGTAGTCTCACTACTATTTGTCTTGAACAAAACACTGAACGTGCCACGATCAATCCCTAACACCTCAAATGCTAACACCGACCCTTCACAAGAATACATGTCACCAACATTAATTCCTCTTATCTTATCAGACAATTTTTCTGTAACAAAGTTGGTTATTTTTCCAATCACATCATTGGCCGCTATTTCAATGGGCAAATCCAGTAAAGCAACACTTGTTCCATCGCTTGGGATTTCTGCCCACTCGTGTACTATACCTTTCAAAAAATTCATCAACTCAAGACTACTCATGTAATTCCTTTCTATATTCCCTAACCATTAATACCAAAATAAGAAAGTACACTGCCACATCCTGTGAATGTTCCTCAAGAACATCAAGCAACCTACTGTCCTTCAGTTTATCAGGATTTGATAAGATGCTAACTACACTGTCAACCTGCTTTCCAACAAATCCAAGCAACGCCAACATACGGTAGACATCACAAGGTAGACCATCCTTGTATAACTGCGAAAGCATCATCCCCACATTATCAAAATTCTGAAAAGGGTGCTCAGTTGTAGCATACTGGGCACCTCGTTGATTATGGTGCTCCTTTATTTCATCAAGCAACTCTGTAAAAGCATCGTGCTTGTACCCTGAAAACTTCTTTGAAGTTGGACTAAGTTCCGACCGAGTTACTGTAAATACATCACGAGGCCATGAATTCTCTGGCAAAACATCAACTGATTCCTTGCAATCCTCAGTCCTGATCTGCCCCGCTCGCGTTTTCGTTCTCATCTGTCGGGCTTTCTTGATCGGAGGTTTTGACATCTTCCCCATCTTCTTACTCTTCGGCAAAGTCAACATGCGGCAACTGCATAATCAAACCACTTGCCCGCTGCCCTGTATCTGCACTTTTGCAATCAAATCTAATAGCACTTTTTGTTCCACCACAGGAGCTACTATCATCCTTATAAATCGTCAACTTGACACGATCATCAATATTCATCCCCTTGACCACATCGTACAGCAGTTTCAGATACTTGGCATTTATCTGGATTGAGCACAACTCTTCAGCTTCAACAGGAAATATCTGATCCACGGCAGGATATGTACAATCATCTTTCCTCAACATAGACACTACTGGCTGCTCAAGGTCAGTTGTAGCAGCAATAACAAAGTTTTCATCTGACCCGGCGTCAATAGACACGTGCTGAAGAACTGGTAAAAACTTTGTGTTCTTCGGAATTCTTTTTGACAACTTTTCAAACTCTACAGCATTTACTAAAACACCCCCCTCTTCTGTAGGAACACTTCCACCATTAAACCCTGCAATAACAGGGAACTCATCAGAAGGAATCTGGTGCTGAACATCAACCCTAATAAACACGTGACCCTCTGTTGCCTCAACATAGTCTCTTGTCACATGAACATTCTGCAAAGCCGGTCTGGTTTTATCCTTAGAAGCAAACTTTGCAACAGCCAAATTAAACTTGTTCAGCAACATTACATTACCCTCTCTTTCCTCAAAAACTTGTACTCCGTTAATCTATGAAACATTTCCAAGAAAGCAAGTTCAGCAGCATCAGGTGGCATACACATATCCTGAGTAAACAACAACTCTTCCCGTGTATAAGGGATTGATGTAAACGTCGATAAAATCCAATTAGAACCAGCCATCAAAACTTGTGATTCTGTTGCAGTCATTTTTACATCAGCAAACATAACTTGATCATTCAATGGGGAAGACCCATTGCTACCTAAACCAGATGAGTTAAGCACTCCATATTTTCTAAATATAAAATCAATCAACTCATCTTCAAGCTCTAATATAGCACTGCCAAATACACTTTTTACAGGAGAAGGAATATCACCTATGTAAGTTTCTACAGCGTCATGAAGTAGCCCCTGAAGAACAATAGGTGTCTCGCATCCAGTTTTTTCAAGCATAAGAGCAACATAAACACAGTGCTGAGCAACAGAATAAAAAACGTCTGTATGTCCGTTAAAGCGGCAGATATTGGAAAGAGAATGAGCAATGTCATTTATATCAATCAGGTGTTGATCTGGATCAGCAAAGTTAAAACATTTGCCTGTATAGGTCTGGATTTCGCTCACATCACCCTCTCTTGTTTATACTCAGGTCAACTTAGGAAAATAGTTACACTCCCCACCAAAAACATCTCTCCTTAGTTAATCTTCCTGACAATAATGATTTTTGGGATACATCCGTCCTGTGTATCCGGGGGCGGGGTCAGCATCCCAAACAGAGCAACAATTTCCAACAGGATCAGAGCAACTAGAACCCCGGTTACCTTACTCATAGCTTAACTCCTTCATCTCCAGTTTTCACGATTATTGCTAAATTGTTTTGGATCACCGGCGAGGAATGAAACCTCGCCGGATCACCAGCCAACCACCAGAAAGGAGGAACAAATGAGAAACACCGCATATTCTACTTCACACCTGCCAGTATCTTGCCAAGCAGGTCATCCACACTTATACCAAGATACAAGTTCAAACGATGCTTGTCCACACCAGATACATAATCCCAACCTGTATCAATAGCTTCAGCCACACCAATTACAGTGGCATCATCAGACAATTCATAAGCCAGTCCTAATTTATACGTAGCCCCTGACTTCAGTTCACCCACACCTTCAACAACTCTTACATTAAACAGCCTACCACCCCCAAGAATGGCATACCAATGAATATCTGGGCGTTTAAGACGCACAACAACAAATCCCTCATACCCAGGGCCACCTATTGAAGCATTTTCAAGATCACCTGCCCATCGCCCGGCAACATAAAAAGAAACTGCATCCATCTGCATAACCCGTGCAGCCCCAAAAGCTGAACCCCAAATGTCATGGGTCGCTACATTCCCCCCAAAGTACACACCACCAATTGTGTGTACTTTAGAAATAGTAGAAAGCACACCGGCATTTGCCGTGGTAAATTGCAAAATACTAACAAGTACCAAAATCGCCACAAACCAACTCGGTCTTTTCATTCCTACCACCATCCTTTTTATTAGGCCCAAGGCAGCGGTTTGAGAGGGTCACAACCGCTACCAAGGGCCACCCACACCAGATTAATCATATTATATGGAATTCACCCAAAAATAAAAACAAGTATTTTCAGGAATTTTCACTTGGTATTTCCCCCGTCTGCTGAAACCGCTTCATAACCTCATCTTGTGCATCGGCGTTCCGCTTTGCATCATCAGCTTTACGTACCATTTCTGTCTGCCAGTCAAACCCACCGCGTTCTGCAACAGTCTGTTGTGAAACAACACCCATATCGTAGTAAAGCTTTAACCCTTCTGCAACTGATTTTGGCTCCTCTGAAATCATCTCAGGAAATACCTGGGTAATTGGTACGTCTTCAGTAGGAACCTCAACAACTTCCAGCTCTCCTACTGCTTCAAGATTAACCTTTAGTTCCTCAATATCGTATCCTTCATGTAATGTACCTGCCTTTGCGTTTTTATACATCCAATTATACCAAATATTCATTGCTTCACCAAGCTGGCTATCAGTCATCTTCCTAATCTTTGTTGTTGGCTTCAGCACCTTCTGAGCTACCGCTTCACGTATAGTAGCTCTCAGTGATGGACGAAGAATCATATTAGCAAAATCATCCTGGACTGAAATAATAAACTGTGCAAATGGTGTATCTGCCTTTCTAATAGCAGAGTAATTGACACTCCCAGTGTCACCAGAAATAATGTGTTCAGGCAACATGAACGCAATACCAATTGTCCTAATAAGCATTTTGAAATCTTCTGCTGAATCAGAAGCATGTACCTTTGGTTCCATGATTTCCCATGAGCGGTTTGGTGTGTCAATCAACACTGATCCTTCTCTTGGACGTTTGTAGCTGTTAATCGCAGACTTAACTCCGGCGTTGTCGTTCAGCACTTTCAGTTTCAAATACTGCCCCGCAGCAAAATGATTAAGCATCATCCGGTCGTTGATAAAATTTCGTGCTTGGCGAAGTTTTTTCAAAACCGGAAACAGCAACGGCATACCTCTGCCGCTGTCGTTACCTTCTGGTTCCCAAGCTGCAAACAATACCATCTGATCTTTCTTAGGGGTTAGATTACTTGGGTATTGTGCGTCAAGCTGTTCTACTGGAAACACGTAGCCCTTTTGATAGAATTTTCTAACATCCTTATACAAATAGTACTCTGAACCACCAAATTCATCAATATCCCTATTGCGAACGTACCCATGATATTCCTCAACGTCATCTTTGTCCATTACTATGTCTACAAGTTCATCTGCTGGAAAACGACGTACTTTCAAATATGGCGGGCCATTAACAGTCATTAGTACTATACTAATATCACCCTCCATTAACCAGTACCACAAAAGATTCTTCTGCCGTTTTTCCATATAGTTGTCAGGATCATTCCAAAAGTCAAGAAGAACATTCATAACATCTTTATCCTGACAGAAAAACTTTACCCCACGACCAAGGGTATAGGTCTTTATTGCGGTTATAACTGCCTTAGCAAAAGGACTATGTCTGTACCACCACAAAGCAGCCCCGCGCATGTTGGTTAGTTCCTCGTTAGTAATATCACGGCGAACTTGGTTAGTTACAGCACCAGAAACTCCTTCTTTTGAACGCACTTGTTCTACTGCTTTCAATTCATCACCTTCAAGCAAAGGAAATTCTGGTGCAACCCTACTCAGTGATTCATGGTAGGCATCAATGGCGTATTGATACTCACTCCAACTTTCCTTAACGTCAAGTTCAGCGGCGGTGATTCGTGATGCTGTAAACGCAGCATCACGTACTGCTTTCTCTACAAACTCTGACAATTCCTTTGCTTTGGCTATAATAACACCACGGCCAAATGGTTGCTTATTTTCACCTATGGCATGGTCGTATTTGCCTGGTTCAACTTTAGGTTTCTTCCACCAGAAAAACATACTCGTTCACTCCCAATCGTTTTCAGTATCAGCAAAATAGGGATCATTCTCATAACCAAAATCCTCATTGAATGACCCGGATAACCCTATGTCCAATTCCTCTGAATGCACCGATAGCATGCCGTCTACTATTTGAGCTGGCCCTCGATTCATCTTTGCTGCGTCAACAAGTTCCCTGCCCTGTGTATACCGCTCGTTTATATTGGCAAGAAATAATGCTCCGGCCATTGGCTGTACCATATCATCTTCTGAATGTTCTGACTTCTCTACAACGTCACCTTTCAACTCAAGCCCACGGGCTTCAACCTCAAAGTGATTCAACTCCATTGGGCCGTAAGCAGGAACGTCCAACCGTCCATCAGAAACTGCTTCGCGCATATCCATAAAAGGCATTGCATAACTGCCACCAGTCGAGTACTTCACAAGATGGTTCTGAGCATGTATATCTAATGCCCAACCGTGTACTGTACGGTCAATGCTCATTGTCTCCACAAGAAACCCGCGTTCTCGTAGTATCATAACTGAATCAGCACTTTGAAACTGGTCAAATGTAATAATTGAAACATTATAACCATATTTGTCTCGTACACTAATAATCACTTCACGTATTGCTGCATAATTAATTCTCTTTCCAGGCAAGTTTTGTGGACGTATCTTAGCAAGAAAATCAACCTTGAAGAACGGTGCAACCTTTGCTGTTGTTCCAACAACCTCAACAGCCACAAACCTTGGCACGTGCACCATACAAAGACCTGTTGCATTTTGCGTGTTTGATAGATCGCAACAGAGGTAGTGATTAAAGGTATATTGGCAATGAAAACTATCATCAAAGGTCAATGTGGTGTCATTAAACGGATTCTGCCTCTTAAAATCAATACACTTGCGCAAAGCATCATAGTCTGAAAAAAACGGCTGAATTGCGGAAACAGAAATTGCGGCAAACTTTCTTGCTGACCCAGCAGGGTCACGCTTAAAATCTCGCAGCAACTCAACTGGTACATCAATTATCGGCATTAGTTTTCCTTTTTTACCCAGTAGTTCCAAATTCCTACACACCAACCAAATGTATAAACAACTGCTGCAATTACTATAGGGTATTGATGATTATAAATCACTGTATAAAACCAAAACGGCTGTGACAACAACCCAATAGCATACCCCCATCTACGATGCTTACTTTTCCATCCAACCACCCAAACAGCTAAAGGGCCAAGAATCATAATTGCATATTGTGAAATTTGATCAAGCATCAGTTCTCCTGAGTAAAGGAATGATTACATTAAAATTTAATAACAAGGGTAATAAGAATACTAAAGGGCCAAGGTGGCTCTGGCAAAACTTGTACTCAATCATTATTATTCCTTTTTTGGTAACACCACATATCCCTGCTTTGCCAATTCAATAACTACTGGATCAGTAACCCTATTAGGATTAACCAAACCCAATGTCTCTAACGCATCATCAGCGTTCAATCCTGCACCATCAGCTTTAATAAAATTAAACATAGCTGTTGCTTGTAATAATTTTCTATCCATGCCAGAATTTGCTCCATACAACCCTTGACTCAATCGCTTCCCAACAACATCTATAAAAGCCCTCAGTGGTGCTTCAGCAACATGCATCATTGAATATTTCTCTTCTGGTGTGGGGTCACTTGGCACCCAAGCATTTGTATTATAATCAAATAACTTCTTTTCCACATTGTCCTTCCTAACCCTATTTCCCCACAATCTAAACATCATACACCTCCAGAGCATCGTGGACAACATAAAGGAATTGATCTTCCATTAATTTTTCTAATCCATCCGCAAACATTGCATTCAACAAAATTCTCTTCTCCGTGTACAGTAAAAACATCCAAAGTGTTTTTTTGAAAAGCCAAATCATCACCATTAGCCTCAAGCAATTTCTGCCCTTCAATAGTGTGTGGTCTGATTTTCATAGCTCTCCTCATGCCAAACATTACTTCAACTTCTCTCCATGTAAGTTCTGACCCACCACTAAAAACATATACAGCATCAGATGGATTGAATAAGGCACCAGTTCGTAAATACCCCCGTATAAAATGTTCATTATCAGTTTGTTGACTTAGAGCATGTGCATAACTATTAGACATTAACTACCACCACCACGACCCATCAAACCATTTCGGTACTTATCTATGTTTACCTGCAATCGTGCGATTGGCCCATGATCGTGATGCCAAACAAACGCCATTGTCCCACGCTGCTGCCAGTTATATCCATTCAATTTGTGCCATTCTTCAGCCGGAACAGGTGCCGGAAGATACTCAACACTTACACCCATCTCCTCAAAAGTCGCTGGCTTAGATGATGCTTTTCTATGCTGATCTCCAAGATGCCACTCCCTGTAGCCATGCTTAGTTGCAAGCCAATGTTCTGGACACTCGTTAGCCATCAAGGCAGCCAAACGTATTGCCGGACGAACACTATGCCCATGCTCATACCCAATAAGATTGACACCAAACCTCCAGAATTTATATGGTGACTCATCGGCGTAAATAGTCACATTCTTATCGTTGTGATAATAACCACACAACACCCTACCAAGCATAAACGCCGTCAAACGGTCGTGGTTTCCTGGAATTGCATATACTTCAACATCAGCAAGTTCCTTTAAACGGTCAACCATCCATATCCCAAGCTGCTCACCACCTATAAATGTATGAAAGTATGCGTCTGCTTCTGGTTGAGGAGTTCCTTTTGTTGTCTTTTGGATGATGCTGTCAGCATGAAACAAATCATTTCCAATAGGAACAATTATTTTCTCAAAAGGCATGAACGGCTTCGCCAGTGCAAGAATTTCCTCAATAGTGTCCATAACAATAGACACACAGATTTCTGGATTCCACTCGGCGTCAGACCCTGGCTTAAAGCATCGTAAGCCGTAGTGTAAATCCATTGGGCAAATTTCAAGCACTCTCCTACCGGTATCTTTTTTTGTAAACTTTACTCTTTTTATCTTAGGCACTACTGGTGCGTGCTTACGCAACTTATCAATCAACCTATCAACTGCTTTCTCTACTGATTCTGGCACCTTGCGGCGTAGGTATACTTTAATATTTTGATTTTGCCCACGAAATGGCTCATCAACTCCAGTGTCTCTCCTAAGTTTCATCGTAACGTCAGAACCACCAATAACTACTTTAGCTACTTCCCAAATATCAAGATTAACACCCGCTTTTTTCAGGCAGTCATCAACAGTGCAAATACGAGTATCATTTGATTCAATAACCCATGTGTCACGTTGTCTTGTTTCTGACCATGCAGTGTTTAGTGGTCTCTTCGGTGAATCTTTTGAAAACCCTTGATTCTGGCACCACGTTCTGACAACAGAACGACTCACACCAAGCATCTTTGCCGCTTGAGTCTTATTTCCATTGCATTGCTCAAGAGCACTCAACATTTCATCATCAGAAATATTTAAGTTTACTTGTGCCATCAAAACACCACCTTAGTATGGGGTTCTCCCAGGCCAAAACTGTAGCGTACACAAATCATGATGCCTATAATACCCCCACTCAAAGCTGTCACAACATCCTATAGATGCTGAAAAAATCTTACCAGTGCTTGTGCATCTAAAAGAATATGTACAAGTATTACAGCAGTTATCCGGACAGTACACAGTAGTTTGAAAGGAGATACTACCATCTATCTCCGGCTTACACATACCACAAACAGGGCATGTCTTTCTAATAATTTTTTTCATATATGGTGCTGTAGAAAATTCCCCTGGCTCAGCAACTACCCACAAACCACTATCCGATTCTGTATTAGATGCAACATGTTTGGTAGAATCCGCTTTAGTAGAAAATTTCCTTACATCAACCACAATACTTGAGCTATCTACTTTAAGCACTTCAGGATTGCTGCATCTTGATGGTAGGTAAGCAAACAAAAGTAGTACAAATAATGTCAATGCCACAATGATCAAGTATTTTCTTCTCATCAATTGCTCCTTAATCCTCGTCAAAATCAGCACATGAAAACGAAGCACCATCTAGACCTTGGATTGTAAAAACACCATCTACGATTGACGGCAAATAAGCAAACTGCACATGAATATGCCGTGATGGTTTTTCAACAATCCAGCAGCCATCAGACTTTAAGATTCGATAAAATTTATCAAACACTTTTTTGATAAATTGTGCGTCACTGATAGTAATAGGCCTAGACACATGTGTCCGGATTTGAACACCTGAACAAGGGCGTTGTAATTGCATTGATGGATAATCAAATCCTGCTGGCATCCTCTTTTTCAAATTTCTGTATTGTGGCATGGTTAATGAAAGGCATATAACATAAAGCTCTTTGTCCAGGGAGCTTTGCAGCAACCAGTCAATATCAAAAAGAAAAGAACGAAGACGAGGATTTAAAGCGTCTGCCTCAATGAACTCGGCCTCAACAGAAGAATAATCACCGGACTTATGCTTTAAATATCGCATCCCCTTCAACCTGCATATTGAAGGGCCAGTAGGCCGTCCAGAAAAGCACTTAAAATAAGTACGCCCATTAGGAAATTTTATTTGTGTTGTTTTTTCTGACACATTCCTCCCCATCATTACCAACCAACCCAAACCGCTTCACAAACTTAACTACACCCCTGGTCTTGGTTTTCCTTGTGGATTCATGCTCTGTTGTAAGGTCAACTACAAGTTCATAGTTGTCAAGAAAACCAGCAATATCAATAAACTTATTTCCTTCCACTACAGTCACCTTTCCTGTTTTATTATTTGTTACCACCAAATACGTTGTATTTCCCAGATTTAACTGCTGTGTTGAAAAGCTCACGATGCACCGCCTTGTATATAACCTGTACTACCCACCATTCAACCCCACTTTCTTCCTGATTTACTGTTTTTGAACACCCAAGTAAAACCCAATCAGCTATTGGGTAAGTAGCACGAAGAATATCTGTAAATTCACTTATCTCGTCCAATATCACATCGGCCTGTGTAGCTACTACTATGTGAATTTCCTCAACAGGAGGAGGACATATAATAAACAAAGAATCCCAATACCTGAACCAATCAAAAGAAACAAACCTCCTACTATTTTCTTTCGCTTGGTTTAAATTACAATCTGACAATCAAATCAACTCCATTTCAAGACCCATAGTGTTTACCATATGAAACAGTGCTTCTACATTGCCAAGAGCATCATCAAGTGGATGGTGCGTATGAGGTGTTTTTCGTAAATGCTTAAAATTCTTCTTTGTTGATCTTACCAACCCTTTGTATAAAGACCCAAGATTCTGAGATGAATGCCCAAAAGGATTTGACCGCATGCACTCATGGAAATAAACATTTATGAACTGCCAGTCAAACCCATTATTGTCAGAGATAAATTTTGGATTTCCATTGCAATGCTTTGACAACCACAAAGCAAACTGCTGCATAGTGTAAACTGGCTGCGATTGCTGCACAACAGTTATTTCTTCAAATTTATTTTCAGATGATGCTTTTCTTTCAATTCTATCAATTGCTCCATAAAATGCTATCAAAGGTTCTCGACAAACAATAGCAGCAAACTCAGTTATACCATTAGCAGGAATACGAGTACCAGTTAAACCTCCAGAAGTGCTTAACGTAGTAGGATACTGCCTTCCCCCTGTCTCAACATCAACCATTACCCAACTCATTTAATTCTCCTATATTTTAATTATAAAGATTTTCACCCAAAAATAAAACAGAATTTTACCTAAACACCGGGCTAATATCCATAAACACCCAACTTGAAATTGGCTCCCTCTCAAGATGTCGAATCATAAAAGCAAGTTGGCTGTCACTGTAGTTTGATTCAACAGTATACCACAGTGACTTGTAAAAAGGTACATCCACCATGAAGATTGGTGTGCACTGATCCATAAGTCCACGTGTTGTCATTCTAGTATTACTATAGCCAAGTCTTGCCCCCCCATGTATGAATTGCTCGTCAATAATTACTCTATCCAATACGGTATGTAGTATTACAAAAGGGTGCTCTGGAGAAAATGTAGATAGCCCACTTAAAACTTTCCTGCTGTTACCAAACGCTAGCTGAAAGTTTGGTAAAAAATATGCTGGAACATCCCTTCCTGTTACCTTTAAGCTATCAACAGCTTGACTATTGTGTACATCCAATTCCTTGTTTATTACTGCCACTGTTGCCTGAACTCCAGTTGACAGTCTACCACAATCCCCCACCTGAGTAGAACTAATAGCCAAACCACACAAAACAACATAGACAGAAAGTATAGCAACACTCAATCTCAGTTTTTTCATTCCAACGTACTTCTGGTACAACCGCGCAAGTCCGTCATTGTACAAATAGTCTGCTACTACAGCAAACACATAAATAATGAACGGCATCACAACAGCAAACATCCTGGCATTCCTGGGCCATACCAAACACGAAAACACAACAATAGTTGTAAGTACTCCAGTCATTGCAGGTCTGGAAGCAATAGTCATAGGATTCAGGTGGCTTGAATTAACATGAATTTGCTTTTTGAACACGGCAAGACTTACCAACAAGGACACCATAAAAAATCCACCAAGGTACCATAGGTAGATTGGAAAGTTCCAAGACAGTGCTGGTCTGATTGTTTC